GTTGGCGGCGTGGTAGGCGGAGGAGGAGGCGGCGGAGTAGGCGGAGTTGGCGGCGGAGTAGGCGTAGTTGGCAGTGGCATCGGCGTAGTAGACATGGACGGCCACCTGCCACGCCTTATCAAGTTCTTCCCTTGTAGCCAAGCCATCTCGGTATAATTTTGCTACTCGAATGCATTCCTCTGCTTCTTTATGTCCTTTGGCCAAATGTTCAACATCGCCAGCACATCTCCATGCCCACTTCGAACGAACTTCATCCGGATAAGTTCCACAGAGGTGCCAAGTGTTACTATACGATGTTAGGATTTCGTATTTAAGTAATACGAATGTTTTGATATCATCCATTCTTTTTCTCGTATTCACAAAGTTCTTCGATTAACCAGGAACTGTATAAATTAAAATCAAAATTTTTGACATTAACAATTCGATGAAACGCATCGGCTGTATTTCCAGCAGCCAAATGATACACTGGACCATCGCCTGCTCCGATATCTGATTTTACCCACACTGCATCCAATTCCATTAAACTACATTTGCCGTTCATATATTCTTTTGCTTTAGTAATGGTGTCTATTGCCAACGGATCAGTAACTTCGGATACATTATCAAATATTCTCCATAGCCACGTATTGATAACTTCCAATGGATATAACTTACAGATATCCCAAGTTAAATTATCACTATGATAATCATATTTTAATCTGACAAATAATTCATCTTCCCGGGTCACAATGTTCCTTTGGCGATCATGGATAATTCAACAAGTGTTGCTGCAAGATTTAATTCTGCATCTGCTATTAGAGTATGATTTGCTAATCCATCTCTAATAACTAATAAACATTTATCCTGTTGATCTTCAGTTTTAGACCAAAATTCAAGATTTTCATACATAAATCTAAAAACATCTTCATATTCATCGATTGTTATCTGACTACAGATAAGTTGTCTCGCTTCTTTATATTTTCCATCTTTAAATAATTCAATCATCTTAAATTTGTAATCATCTGAATTTGCATCAGAATTTAATGGATTAAGTTTTCCACCATATGAATTCATTTGTAATGAATTTATACATTTTCTTAAATCTGGATAACATTTTTCAACATAGGTATCTAATACATCAATATCAAAAATTATATTTTCTTCAACTAAAATATTTGCGACTTTTAGTGTATATTCATCCTTATCAAGTTTATCAATATGAAATCCTTGACAACGAGAATGCAATGCTGGAATTATTTTATTGCCGATAGTTACAAGTAAGGATGAACCTAACTGTCGACGAATAATTTTCCATTGTATTTCGAAGTGTTCCTTGCGCGGCCGGCGACAACCCATCAGCCTCATCTAATAGCACATACTTGAATTCGCCATACGGCATAGTTTCGCAAAATCGAGTAACAGTGTCACGAATAAATTCTACGCCGATTATCCTTAGACGCGTTAATTTCTTTTATATCAAACTCATTAACATTTAATTCCTTAAACAATAATTTAGCTAAACTTGTCTTACCTACACCGGCACTCCCTGAAAGTAGCATATGGGGTAATACCCCACTAGTAATCCAATTTGTTATTTGATTTTTCTGAGTTACATCTTTAAAAACGTAATCTGATAGAGATGCTGGTCGATACTTATCGGTCCATAGACTTTTCACTGTAATTCCTTTATGATATAATTTTTATGTAGAATTAGGCAAACTTTGAAAATGTATTAGTGTTTGTTGGTTTATCATCAGAAACAAATATCACTGATTCTGGATATTCAACGCCCCAAACTTTAAAATCATTCCCATTGTCATCTTTGAGTTTCATTGCTCGCGTCCAACGTGAATGTTCAATTAAAATCCATTGCCCGGGCTTGATCTCAGTAACTCCTTCACCAACACAATATACCTGTGCCCAGCGTGGACGAATACCTTCGCTTTTTCCATTATCGTCTGGAATTATAATTCCATTCAAAGTCCTTAATCCGCCTTCCATATTTGTAACAAGGACCTTACCTCTTAATGCTTTTATCTTCATTTTTCGTCTTTCTGATATTTTTCTACAGGTGCATCTGGATATTGTAGCATCTCGGTTTCTTTATGTATTGCTGATTCTATTTCCGCCAACGCATCAATTCCATAAATGATCTTCAAATCCTGAACTAAATCTTCATCGATAGAATATTCTATATTCCTAATCCTACCTGATAATTTCATGACTGATCTCCATCATTATTAATTATAATATCACGATTATCTGCTTCGACTTCCTTTACATTCTTAATTTTCTTTTCTGTAGTTTTTGGGTGACCTTTAATCTTATCATCTAATGTAACACTTTCGGGCTGTGGGCCTTTCAATCCAGTCTGAGTTACGGCAGTTCTAATACGGTGTTTATCTTTTGCTACTTGATCTGCTGATTTTACAATATTTCCATTTTTATTCAATAAATCACCCCTGGCATTTGTATTCATATTGCCGACTGCTGGAGTGCTTTCATTTTCTCTTCTCATTGAAGCCATATCAATGAATTTACCTCTATAAGATACGTGATTTGTCTTTCTCATTATATTATTCCTTTTATTTTAAATAATCCTCAATTTGAAGATTATATTTAAGTGAATCAACACGATGAACACCAATTAAGTATAGGATATATGAAGATACACTACTTCCTCTTCCCACACCCCATACAATATTATTCTTTCTAAAATTATCAATTAAATAAATGAAGAATTTTAAAAGTATTATTAAATTTTTCTGTTCATATAAATTATACTCGTGCTTTACTCTATTTATCTCTATATCTAAGTGGCACTTATCTAATAACCAAGCTAACACATCAATAGTTTTATACTTATCTGGAATCAACCAATCATCTGGTGTCAAATCATTGTAATTTTCACTAAAATTGAATTCAGTGTTGGTATCAAGTAATTCATCTTTGTATTGTTCGTATAATTTAATATCCTCATCTATAATAACTGGTAAATTATTAATATTTTGACCATACATCAATAGTTTTTTCAATTCATCACTATTAAGTCGAGATATGCTTATACTTTTTTCGGTTTCCATTTTTCTACTTGAATTATTTCGGCTGGTGCTTTTTCTTGTTGAGTATTTTCTTCTAAGTTTTCATTCATCATTTTTTCAAATTCAGCTAACGGATCGACTATATCTTTGAAGAATTCTTCTTTAGAGATTTCATTAAAATCTTCTGGCTTACCAAATTCAAAACAAAATCCATCTTTTCTTAGCCACCATGGAATATCATGCATGGTAATGCCTTCAATATATTCCGAAACTAATTTTGGCAAATCATATTCGTCTATATAATTAAATGTATATTTAATAGGTGTATCTGTCGATTTTAATGTAATTTCCCCAATTATTAAATCCTTGTCAGCCAAAACTGACAATTTTGAATGGATACATTGAATCAATACCTCATCTGAACAATCAGATGGACAATACATCATAATATTGTCAGCAGCATTAGCAATGTTCATTCCAACTTCATTGGTTGTATCAACAATAATAATATTTGGTAAATTTATATCTAACCAAAAATACATTCTTTGATACGCACTGCGAGATATGTTTTCAACTTCGGCCTTACTTTTCTTATTTGAAGTCGCAACAAAATCAATATTTAATTTCCAATCGACAGGAACTAATACATCGTCGACAATTCTAATTCCGGACCATTCATATTCTAATGTCATATGATTTTTAATTTGTATCTTATTGATATTCATCATAATGTAATTTATAACCTTCTATTTCGTCCTCGTTTTGCTCTTTTTCTCTCATCTTCATCAATAAAGATTGGTATCGGTGTTAAGTCAAGATCTCCTAATGTAATTGGTTCTAAATCTTTTGGATTTTTACTTTTATGTTCTTCAGTAGCTAATTTTTCAATTCTATCATTTTTTTCATCTTGTAATGTTTGTAATACCGATTTAATACTGTCAATAGTTTGAGTATGGCCTAATTTATGCTGTTCATAAAAATAAGAATTTGCCTTACCAATTTTTTCTAATATCTGCTCATCAGTTAAATTTTTTGAATCTAAAAATGGGTTTGCCATATTATTCTCCAGTAGTTTAATTATTTATCATACCAGGATATACAAGAAATTTCAATTTACTAGGCCATATTGTGGTATGTGTTATTTTAAATGGCAATCTTAATTTAAAGACTAGTAAATCAGAATCATTTTCAAAGAAAAAATATACGCGACCGAAATCAGCCTTATACTGAACTGGACAATCGGAATATCCCCAAACACCAACAGAGAATTTTTTTGTTTCTTTGATTACTTTATAGAATCCAGAAAGTTTATAATTAATTGCAGGAAATTCTACAATAACCATTTCATTGACAGGATAATCAGCAATACAATTTATAACAGTATATTTCATTGTTAAAAATAATCATTATAATCATTATGAAAGTTTATAGCGTCATCATTATCGGAAAATCTAATTATTATATTATTTCCAGAATCAATCTCCGCATACAACCCATTTCCATCTTCTAATGTAGTAATAAACTTATCATAATTTCGATAAAATATTGCTGGATGTAACGATATTTCGCTCCATTCCTTTGTGAAATTATTAACCTGAACTAAATTTCCGATTATGCTCGACCCAACTTGTTTCATTGTCAATCCCTCATAGTATTCAGCCACAAGTGGCAAGCCACGATTCAATTACCACATCTCGAAAAAATGATTCTGCATTACCTTTGTATTCGCTACCTAGGGTTTTAATTATTTGATTCATCGAACAAATATATTCCCTGTTTGATAGTGTTCTTATTCTAATTATGTAATCGCCTTTTAATTTATCAACCACCCGATCTTCAATAGATTGAATACTTTGGCTTGAATTTATTGATTCTACATTTGATAAAGGTATAAATTCATTATCGATCGAATAAAGAAACCTTAATTTCATATCAAATTTAAATAAAGAGGTGTAGTTTCATCGAAACTATCTACATACACGAAAACTCTTGCATTGACAATTTTACCCTTATGTAAAAGTTTCAAAACCCCCTTATCCATTCTCCAAAAAGATCTGCCCTTACCTACATTATCATTCATCCATTGAACAATATTTTCAAAATGATCTTTATCTCGAACGGCTATTTTAAAATGATGTTTTGCTCCAGCATATTTTATGCCGAGATTGACGTTTTCAATAGCCATTCTATGATCCTTTACAAAATACAATTATACATTATACGTTGGCATTTTGCAACCAACTTCCGATAATGGATGTGAATAGCAATTTTTCATTTATTCACCTTTCAGACATTCTACTGTTATAATTTGAGACAACTCAGTAGAAAAATTTTCAGAATCTGGAATAATATATAGGCCACTCGAATATGAGTCAATCTTAGGATCGTATTTTCTGAATTCTACAATTTTTCCGCCACTTGCGCCATAAATCACAAATGTTATTCCTCGAGCATCAAATGATGGACTTTTGGTAGCCATCATTGGAACTTCATAATTTCTACTGCGAGAATTATCTCTAAATAAGTTTTTTATCCAATTGACAACTCCAATAGAGTGCGTGGATTCCGAATAAGACTTATCAGAATATCCTACGCGGTAATAAGTGTCTTTATCACAAGATTTATTCATTTTATAGATCCCCCGCTTTTCTATTTTCGCTATAATGTGGATCAAATTTTCCGCCTGGATAACGAGATTCGAGTTTTTTGATATTTTCTAGAATTACATCATCTAAATTTACACCAATAGCAATACAGGCACATTGTAAATAAAAGCATATGTCTGATAATTCTCTAACCATATGGTGAATATTATCATCAGTGTATGGTTTTCCCTGAAGTAACAGTTTCTTAACTATTTCCATAAATTCGCCGGACTCTGAACTTAATCCACAGGCACCTGTTAGCAATTGTGGCACTTTACATCCACTACTATCCAATTCCCTCATTCTTGTGATAAGATCTTCAATGTTACTGCTTGGCTTGCTTAGTAAATTCTCTACAAATGTAGAATAATTCTTAAATAAATCATTTGTCATATTTTCTCCTGGTTAAATATATTTTTCATTACTTATGTGTTTGGTAATTTGATAAAACTTACTATATGATGATAATCCAATACCTGATTTTACTGCTGGTGAATAATAATAGGAATTGCCTCTGTAATTTGTCGGTATTATCACATTCATACAAGATGTAGTTGGATTAATCTGAACTTTTATTATATCGAACAAAGTTACTAATGGCTTAACATTCATTTTAGTATATAAGGTTCTTGGATGATTAATCAAATAAGTGTGCTTATTATTATCCTCTAATAGCAACATCGTGGAATCAAATTCATCATATCCCTTATGAAATAATTCAGTTGCCTTTGTAAGATCTATTTCCTCAAATGAATATGTTATCTCGGCATCCTTTACTAGCTTATTTGTGATATAACGAATATTAGTATAGGCTAAATAAGTTGACGCTGGTGCGTTTATCGCATAGTCAGCAGATGTAAAATGGTAATTTAATTCTTTACCCTTCCTTACTACATCAAGTGCTTCTTGTTTAGTTAATGGCGTTTCAATTGGATCAATTACCTTTAATATTTTAAGATCTGAACGATAAAAGAATTGATTATTGACTTGTAATATTTGTCTTTTACCAATTACTTCGGTTGTCACAGAAAGTTTTGTCGAAATGCTTTTATTTGTGCCATATAGCACCATTGATCCAAGATATACACCTTCTAATCCATTTTCCAATAAGACCATATCGCCTAAATTGACATTAGCTTTTTCAACTTTATTTAACAAAAGTTCTGTATTATTTTTTGCTTCACGATATTCATCAGAATTCACAGGAACCAAAATCATTGTAGTTTGTGTATTTTCACGAGCCCATACACATTTTTCCTGAATTAATCCTTCAGTTATGCCCGTATAATGAAGAATATGTTCTAAATTTGAAGATGAAATTGATGAAGTAAAACCTCTTGGATCAATAATTCCCCAATACGTGTTTGTTGAATTCCACGATGGTTTTTCAGAGGTGGTTAATGTAAACCCAGGCAATGGCACATTATCAAGCTCAATGGAGTTTTTATATCTATGATTTATCTTATCAATTTTTCTCTTTTCGTTTGAACTATTCCCAATTGGGGTTATTTCTGATGATGGTAAGTCTTGTCTTGAAGCTGTGCCACCACTCAGCCCTACTAATAATTTGTCAGCTATATTAATCATAATTCACTCATCGTATAATTTTAATAAAACTCTATATTCATCATATGCAATCTTTAATGTTGGATATAATTTATGAAGATTTTCTATTCTTTTATTTTCTTCAAATGCTTCGTCAATTTTACAAAATTCCTTGGCAAATTTCTGAAAATAATCACTTGACATAAATGCTATATGTATATCTACTTCATCATTCAGCAAATACTGAAAATTCTTATTACCGATGGAAAATTGTATCGGCCTGTTGTTGAACATCTATCTTTTGCAGATGACCGCCGAACTTATTTAAAAAATTATTAAATCCATCCCAAATTGATAATTGTCCCATTAGTGAACTATCTCCTTAATTCTTTTTTGAGTTATAGTTTGCAGAATAATATATTCTTGTTTTTCGGTATCGTCGAACGTGGATATAATCAATTTTGAATAAGTATCATCTAAAATTTCTGCATCTTCTAAAGTAGCGTGTTCGATAATTTTTATCTTGTCATTTAAAATGGTATTCATTTTATATTCCCTTAAAGTCCAAATTTCAATTTAAAATTTAATGCATCTTCAGAATTTTCAAATCCAAATTTACTTCCGCCGGAGCATTGTCCAACGTGCCATCATATTATCAACACACCAGATGACAATTTGTTCTTTTGCTATCATTTCATATGGCATATGAATTTCTGTAAAAGTCCAGCCAGATTCTTTATCCTTAAATAACACATTCATTGGCACATAAAAATCAGTTTTATCGTTTGTCATTTGACTCCTCTTTGTTTTTATTGTAATATAGTAACATATTAATACAAAGTTGTCAAATATGGCTAGAATAAAATTAAGAATTTCTTTATACGGTGAAGATGAATTAATAAAACGATTCGGAACTACTGATGTCGACATTGTTGTATTTGGTGAATATATGTCAAAACTTTTTGATTCGTGGAATTATGAATTAAAAGTTAAATACACGAGTGACAATTTATCATTAGTGTATTCTGAAATGAAACAATTAGGAAGGTTTAATGTAATTTATCAAATTCAAACATTAAACCATGAATCATACATAGTCATAAAAGCAAAAAGGTCAGAAGACCTGACCTTTTTGAGATTGAAATACGGATGGTAAACTATCTTTTTTCGATAATTTTATCCGCTAGTCCATTTTTGACTGCTTCGGTAGCACTCATATATGAATCTCTATCCATGATCTTCTGAAAATCATCTTCTGTCAACCCGGCGCTATTATGTTTAACATATAATTCTGTTAAAATTTTGTTAGCGGTATCGGCTTCATCAAATTGACGCTTCATATCAGCAACGGTGCCACTTGCCCCACTACTAACTTGATGGACCATATGTCGAGCGTGTGGTAAAATAAATCTTTTACCCGGAGCGCCGGCATTTGCCAAAAATGACCCCATTGAGCAGGCCTGACCCTGAACAATGGTCACGATATCTGGCTTGACATATTCCATTACATCATACATTGCTAATCCGGCCGAAACACTTCCACCTGGAGAATTGATATAAATGCTTATATCAGCTTCAGAATTTTCAGCTTCTAAAAATAATAATTGAGCAACAATAATTTCAGACATTTGTTCTGTTACTGCGCCATTAAGAAAAACAATTCTCTCCTTTAATAGGCGACTTGCTAAATCATATGCTCTTTCACCTTTGCTGGTGGATTCTAATACTGTAGGCCAAAAATGCATGTTACTTCTCCTTTGTGATAAATATACATATGAAAATCAAAGACATATTAAACGAAAGTTGCACCGATCTTGTCGCAAAATACTACGTTGAGGCCAGTGAAGAATTCGAAGAACATTATAATGGTGAGGCACATTTCTTTGCTGATAAAAATAAAGAATACTACGACAAATATTTCAAAGAATGGTTTGAAGATGGAAAAGTTCCAGTATTTGATAAACCCATAACACCTGCTCAACCACCATACCGCCATAATCCTAAAAAGGGCGATCCACAATCACCAGGATATAGAGGAAAACAGTATGCACTAGCCAGAGCAGGATTGCCTTATGACCACAATGTTCATGGATTCAATTCCAAAATGAAACCATATGGCATTGGCGGACCCTAAATTAAATTGACTCAATGGTATTCAATGCATGGCGCAATTTATCAACTGTTTCAATAATATGCGTAGGAATTTCTTTTCTTTCCTGGACAGTTGGTAGTCGAATAGTCAAATTATCGTTAAATAGCAACAATGTTGCGCAATTGTAACAAACCGTAATGTCATCTTTTGCTGGTGCCGAATCACCATCGACACCCGAGCAGGCATCCATTTCATAAGAACACACCGGGCATTTACAAGTTGGAGTCTTAAACGTATTCAAATCACACCTCTTCTCTCTAAAGATAAAACAATTGATTGAGCAAAATCTGGATCATAATTATCGGCGTCTTCATTTAAACTATCCATATTAGATAATGCCCAGTTGATATAATTTAAAGGCACATTATCTAACAATTCATTTTTATGTTTTCCCACTGGCATCTTTGTATATATGATTGGTTCTAAAGCCCAATCATATATTTGCGGACCATATGGACGAGATTGATCTATGATACCTCGATCCTCCATTACACCAACAAGGTATTCTAACAATTCACCTGTAATTAATGAATCCTGGCCAGCACGGTGGCAAGGAAGTTCAATTGGAATATCTAATTCAAAATAAAATCTAAGATATGGTAATTTTAAATTAATCATATCCTTATCATCATTATACAATTTTTTTACTAATCGTAATGTGTCAATCCATTTGAATTTTTCTAAATCAACATTATGATTTTGTAGAACTCGCATATCATAAAATGAGTTATGTGCTATATAATATCGATTGTCGGTATTTTTTAATAATACCTGAGAATAGTCTTCATGGTTGAATTTCGATTTATCATTTACCATTTCATTCGTGATATAGCAAATTGATTGAACTATTGGTGGAATTGGATTAGATGGCTTATGTAGAAATTGTGAAAATCCCCAGCCATAGTCACTATACTCTGCCCATCCAATTTCGATTATTTCAGCAGTTTTATAATCGTCGCTTGTAGTTTCGGTATCTAAAACAAAGCATTGTTTTAAGAATTCAGTTTTATTGTTCATAACACCTCATATAGTTTAACTATAATACAGTATATAAAATATATGTCAAGTTGTCAATGTTTCCAAGGTTTCGCCGTTGTCATTAACACTCGTAAAAAGAATATCATATCCCCACAAGTTTTTAAGATGTGACAATACTCTCATAGCATCTTCATTTATTAGTGTCTGATTATCAACTGTATGATGTATTAATTCCAAATTCCTATTTGAATCTAAATTTGAATTTACAATTTGAATATTTGGATCAATTCTACTTAATTCATATTGTTTTGATAAAGTTCTACGAATTTCTTTATAGCCTTGATCATTATGTATATTCTTCACTACATAATAATCTTTATCTTCGTCACCAATTTTGAACATCTTAAAATCTCTCATTAGTTTAGGCGATACGAATTGCTTTATGAAGCTTTCGTCCCTATAATTAGCCACTGTATTTTTTATCACACTAATGTAATCCTGATTATTGGCAAATTCTGGAAACCACTCTTTGTCTTCATCAGAAGGATTCTTACAAATTCGTTCAATATCTCGATAAATCGATAAACCTAATGCATATGGATTGAAATAGGCACCGGCTTTCTCCCAATCTGGCTGATAAACAACATTTGAATGCACTGACATAAATTCTAACATCGAACCTTCAGTTAAATATCCTTTGTCATATAATCTATTCATTATATACATATGTGTCCAGCAGGCAAAACCTTCATTCATTACCTGTGTCTGACGCTGTGGATAGTAGTATTGAGATGTCATTCGAACTATACGAATAACTTCACGCTGCCAAGTCTTTAATTTTGGAGAATATTTTTCCACAAATTTTAAAATATTTTCTTCAGGTGCAACTGGAAATCTTGCTTCAGATTCCTGTGAAGATTTATTATTTTTTGGAATTGTTTTATCTAATACTGAATTAAATTGTTTTTGTAGATAATTATCCTTATCATTTCGTCTTTTCAATTCGTCAGCAGCATTTAATTTTGGCGGTCTTTTATATCGATCAACACCCTGATGTCTTAAAGAATGGGCACTGTCTAATATCTTTTCGACTTCTTCATATCCATATTTTTCTTCACATTCACTAATGTATTTTTTAGAAAATGAAAGGTAATCAAGCATCCCATCGGCCTGTGTCCATTCCCTAAATAAATAATTATTTTTGAAGAAATGATTATGGCCGAAATCCTGCGTGAGCGATAACAAGTGTTTGAACAGTTGCTGAATTTTCTTCCATTAAATAATTTATTGTAGGTGATAAATTCAGCACTATCTCATATGCTAATCCACCTTTACCACTTCGATACTTTTGTTCTTCTTCGACATAACTTTTTCCATAACTCCAATGCTGGTAAGAAATAGGCATTCCAATACTTGCGTATGCATCCAGCATTTGACTTGAATTGATAATTTCTATTTGGTTTGGGTAGGTATCCAATTTAAGTTCATCAACCGCAATTTCAGCACAAGCATCGTATATATTTTCAATAGTCTTAAAATTCCAATCATTTCCAGTAAATAACGGCTTATGTTTTTTCTTAGTCATTTGTTTCACTTTTAAAAAATTCTCTAAATACACCCAATACCTTACTACCTTCGGCGACTTTCTTCATATCCATTTGTTTAAAATTTTGACTTAACTTTTCATAATGCGGCCATAGTCCTCTTGTGTTTGGTTTTTCATCATTGCCAACTTCGAGATACGTAAAATATTGAACTACTGGTAATATCTTCGTTGTTAATATATCTATTAGATCTTCGTTATCGATATCAAAATTATCACCATCAGATGCCTGAGATGCAAAGATATTCCAGTCTTCGATAGAATATCTTTCATTCAAGATTTTTTCCATTAATTGAAAACCTGTTGATACAACAGTTCCGCCAGATTCCTTTGAATAAAAGAATTCTTCCTCTGTGCATTCAGTTGCAGAACTATGGTGTCTGATAAATACAACATCAACTTTTTGATATTTATAACTCAAAAATAAATACAATAAAAGATAAAATCTCTTTGCTAAATCTTTTTCATGAGATCCCATTGACCCACTTACATCCATAATGCAGAACATCACAGCTTGATGCTTAGGTATTATTTTCTTATCATAATTTTTATATCGTAAATCTACAGGATCTAAATAAGTAACTGCTGCGGCTTTCTTTCTCAGAATTGAAATTTCGGATTCAATTTCAAGAATTCGAATTTTATTTAATTCAGTAATTGGGTTTTCCTGAATTAATAATTCTAGCTCTTCTGTTAATTCTTTAATTTTTCTTAGTTTTGGATTTTTTAATGCTAGTCGACGACCCAAACTATTAACCAAACTTTGTTCAAGGTCTAATGATGAAGGTGTGCCTGAATTAGTAAATCCAGCTCTTACTCTTGTGAATGATTCACTTTTCTTATCACTCTTCTTAACTAAGTCCGGTAATTCTAATCCATCAAATAATAATTCATTAAATTCATCTTTTGATATTTCAAATTCGAAGTTATCAAGTCCTTCGCCGTCTTGTGAGCCTTTACCTCCCTTTCCTGCGCCACCCTTGGGCTTTTCAATAAGATCACCAGATAAAAATTCCTTATTGCCGTGGTAATATATATTCTCTATTGCCAGTGCTACTATTATTTCTAAATGTAGGCTCTCTTATCCCATCAGTCGAAATATCAACAGCCTGATCATTGTCAGATGTAATAGATCGTTTGGCTAAGGAGTCACTCACACTTTTCTTTAATGATTCCTTAGCCTTTTTCAAAAAACGCTGACGGTTTCCTAAATTCTTACCATTTGGATTTAATCTACGGTCAATTATAGTAAAACTCATAGCAGTCCTTTAAAATTAATTCGATCGTTGTATTCTGAGATACCATTCAATGAGTCTTCTGCATTGACGTTCACTATATCCTTTTTTCTTCATTCGATTTAAAAATTCATTATGCTTTTCTTGATCTTTCTTACTTGCCTTGGCATTGAATGAAATTACAGGTAAGATTTCTTCAGTTTGGCTGAATATTTTCTTTTCAACTATTTCCCTTAATTTTTCATAGCTTGTCCACGCAGGATTCTTGCCATTATTGTTTGCCTTAGCACGTAGAATAAAATTAACAACTTCGGCTCTGAAATCTTTCGGATTAGCAATACCCGCTGGTTTTTCAATCTTTTCTAATTCGGAATTCAAAATACTACGATCAAACATCTGTCCTGTATCAGGATCCTTATAATCAATATCTTGAATCCAATGGTCTGCATAATCTAAGTAACGATCGAAAATTGATTGTCCAAAATCCGAATATGATTCAATGTAACATTTTTGAATTTCATGACCAATAAAATCTTTATATGTATCAGTCATATATGTTTTGATTATTTCAAGATATTTATTTTCAATTTCTTCTGGAAATTGCTCATTCCTGATTGCTGTTTCCAATACATACATCAGATGCACTGGATCCGCACTAACTTCTTCTGAATCAAAATTGAAAGTTTGAGATAATATCTTAAAGGCAAATCTAGTGCTGATTCCGTCCATTCCTTCATCGACACCAGCAACTTCTTTATATTCGTGCATTGTCTTGGCTTTTGGATCTTTATCTTTTAAATTTTCACCATTATAAACACACATCTTTGATACTTGATTTGAATTTTTATGTTCCTTTAATCTTGTAAGGACACTAAAATCAGCCAGCAATTCTAATGTTTTTGGAGCGCATGGTGAATTACCTAAACTTGATTCACGGATCATCTTTTGATATATTTTTACTTCTTCATCCTTTCTAAGGCAGTATGGAACTTTGACAATATAAATTCTATCTAAAAATGCTTGATTATTCTTATTATTTCTAAATGTTACCCATTCAGATTCATTGCTATGTGCTAATACAATTCCATGGAATGGAACAGGCCCTAATCCTTCTTCGGTGCCATTATAATTACATTCCTGTGTAGCAGTTAGTAATGGATGAAGAACTTTAATAGGAGCTTTAAACATCTCAATAAATTCTAATATGCCTTGGTTTGATAAACACAGGCCACCAGTAAAACTATAAGCATCAGGATCGTTTTGTGAATGATATTCTAATTGTCTTATATCAACTTTACCTACTAAACTCGAAATATCCTGATTATTATCATCGCCTGGTTCAGTTTTTGAAATACATACCTGATTCAATTTACTTGGCCACAATTTAACTACGGTAAATTTTGAAACATCACCATTAAATTCTTTTAATCTCTTTAATGCCCACGGACTTGGAATTATATTCAAATATCTGAGAGGAATATTAAATTCCTGCTGAACATGATTCTTGAATTTTTCTTGTGCGAACAATCCCAATGGTGACTCGTGGATTGGCGATATTTCATCACCGGCCTTGAGTGCATAAATTGGTTGTTTCTCCATTAATTCTTTAAGTTTTTCAGCGAGGCTTGATTTGGCAGACCCGACTGGACCTAACAAATAAAGTATTTGTTTCTTTTCTTCCAGGCCTTGTGCTGCGTGTTTAAAAAATCCAACTACTCTTTCAATTGTATCTTCCATTCCATAGAAATCTTCAAACACCTTATATCGATTGATGGTTCTATTCTGAAATATTCTTGATAATTTTGTATCAGTTGAGGTGTCAATTCTTTCTGGCGTTCCAATTGCGGAAACCATTCGTTCTGCCGGAGTAGCATATACGAGTGGATCATTCTTACAAAGATTAAGATATTCCTCTAATGAAATCTCCTGATCTTTTTTATTATTAATTTCATTAGCAAAAATCTCAAATAATTTTGTCATTTATGATGTCCTTTTTAAATATATCCCTATATTATATATTTATCTTTGTTGAATGTCAATTGGAATACTACAAATAAATAAAGGGCATAAAAGCCCTTTATTAATCAAGTATGTTTCTTTAGTAGATTTTTCTTAGAATTTGTATATCTGTCTTGTTCTTTCTTTACATCAGTGCCATCCATTGAATCATCCATTTCAGGAGAGCCAGTGCTTGGAAATCCGGCTCTTATCTTCCCCATCGTTCTAAGAGGTGGTGGCACCATTACCTCTTTTATTTTCATCTGGCTACTTTTTTAAATCTATTCATCCATTCAACAACATCTGGATCGGCGCCTTCCATTGCGCAGGCCTTCCTTGCTGGTAATGGATTCTTTTGATTACATACATCAGTGTATGCTTCATCTGTTTCTTCCTTGTCGCCAATGTCGCCTAATTTATCACCGGATTGCTGCACCGGCTGCACCACCAACTGCTGCTCCAACTGGTCCACCAACAAATTCGCCGGCTATATCACCTAATGCGCCACCAATTGCTGCACCCTTGGCGCCTTCTCTAACATTACCCATAACTTTATCATAAATTCTTTGTAATATTTCATCATCGTCAATATTCATAAGCTTTTCAGGATCATAATGTTTATCACTAGCACTAAGCCCCATATTCTGCATATATTCAATCTTTCCGATTAATTCAGAAACATCCATTGGTGCATCCGCTTCTGTTCCATAAGTGCTCACTGACTGAGCCACTTTGTTTTCGTCACTGTCGTCATAATCATCTAAATCGTCCTGATCAGTGACGTAACTATCTTCAGCTTCTAATTTTTCCATATCCAATTCATATAATCTCATATTTTCCTTCAATGAACTACCAAAATTTTGTTTTTGTTTTGTGGTGCTGCCATTCTTTTCGTAGAATATCCCACTAGTTATATTATCATCTCCATAACTTAATGGCGACTCTTGACCTCTTTCGTCTTTTGTCCATTCTGGACTATCATCAGAAAATTGATCTTCACCGATATCAGAATAATGATTATTTTTCCCTTTAATATTTACTTGATGCTTTAAAAGCCAAGATAAAGAATGTTCATCTCTATCGTCTCTTTCCTTACCGCAATCTTGCCTGATGTTTTAAAAATATAGGCAATTCATTTGGCAAATTTTCATCATCACTATTAAATAACAACTCTTCTTCCTCATCAGGTCCGATAGTAAACATATCTAAATCACAGCTATGATCTTTATTAATATCAGGACTCATCTTTAATGGTTGACCACAGGATGGACAATTTGCGTGTTCACCATTGGTAACTACTGCTGATCTTGCCTGATCGTTATATTTTACAGAATCTTGTTCAGGAAAGCAAACTGAACAATCCCAATTACCACAATCACAGGTATTTGAGCAAATATCTAAACCAGCTGGTATTTTTATAATTTGCTCTCCCGATATGGCCGATTCAACTGCCTCTATCCATTTTGAAAATTCTTGTTTTGGATTCATACTATTCCTCTTAACTTATTTATTTTGAAAATGGATTCATATTTCCAAGTTTTGAAAAACGAGCCATCCATTCTAGCACATCTTTATCAGCTGATTCATTAATATCAGTATCTTCGTCTTCGGCCTTGTCTTCGTTTTCTTCGGCTTTCTTCTCAGAATCTTCTAACCATTCGGGTTTCTTTTCATTTAATGTAGAAAAATGAAATGATTCATTTAACTTATCATATTTTTTTAATGAATTTAACATTGCCTGCACATCTTTATCTATTGATTCCATAATTTATCCTTTTAATTTGTAAGCTGAGCAAGTTCATTTCTTAAGGAATCTAAGATTGGCTTGAGTGCTACTGTATTACCTTTTGCTGCATCATTTAACCATTTTTTATAAGATTCGGGGTCATCATTAACACCGGATGCGTTTCTTAATGCGCTATGAATTGCTTTTCTGAATATAAAATTTGGATCAGCGTTGTCAGTTGATGTATCATTGATGTCAATTGTATTCATTGAATCGATCGACTGCATAAATTTCTTTAAATTTGCGCCATTAACTGAAATTTTCTGCGCATTGTCAAAATCGCCATCATTAATATAATCTTGTGCTAATTTATTAATTTTCATTAATGATTGATTTGCTAAAGTCTTTATTACTGGCTGAACTCGAGCAAATATTTGATTTATTGCGGTGTCAGTATCCAAATCAGGGTTAACTTGAGTTCGTTGTCCCATTTTTTCTCTTTCGACGGCACTAGTTGCGATATAGACATTTTGGAGTGTCCCAATTTGATCCGATAATAAATTAAATATATTATCAGGATTCTGCATATCCTTACCAGTTGCCTTGCCGCCGCGCGCCTTCATTACTGTTGGATCAATTTCCTGATCTTCACCAGAAGCTGGTCCCTGCAATAATCTTGGATCTACTTGACGACCATCATCGGTGAATGCAATTACTTGATATTTAAGAGTGCTATCTCCACCCGGGTCATAAATTTTACCCTTTTTCTTAGCAGCTTCAATTCTTGCTCGAATCATTTCTTCGTATGGCTTAATTGCTGCAACACCATTGCTCGCAGTAATCACAACAAAATTATCAGGATTTCGTTTGAATTCTTTCCACATAATTCTATATGTGCTTTGATTAATTGGTTGCGGCTCTAAATCAGCAAAATTGCTCAATTTATGCTTTTTATGCAACCATCTAACGAGTTTTTGACCGGCCTGCTTCTTTACCAATTAATTTGCTTAATGAACTTTCATCGATTAATTCTTCATTAAGTTCTTCATCCCATTTTAATTGTTCAAACAGTGATGGTTTTAAAATATCACTAGATTTATTTTCTGTTAATTTCCATCCAATTAATAATTCAGGTGCATCATAATCGTAAATCTTTGCATCATATACTTTGATTTTTGAATGAATACCTTCTAGCACATCATTTAAAGACTTAACCAGTGATTGGCGTCCCTCATTGTTATCTAATTCATTTCTGATGTAATTACCTACCCACTGACGGTATTCAGTCCTAAATTCTTCTTCGAATTTACCATCTTTTATTCGCCATAGATCAATAATCGGAATCCATTTCTTCTTCATTAATGGAATTTTTGATATATTATTCTCATCTTCAGTAACTGAGTCTTTTAATCTCTTTTGTTTTGATTTATTTTCTGACTGGCCGTGAATTCTTGCATCGTTATCAGGATAAGCATATATGTATTCACCCATTAGATCTCGGACTACCTGAAATCTAATACCATTCTTCTTATATTCTTTTACGTCTGGTTCATATCCAGGAATTGCCATTCCGAAATCAATAACTGTATCACCTAAGTCCTCAGCATTCTTATGTAGCCAGGATGCTACCGCTCTAACTTCAGCAGTTGTATTCGGGCCCTGACCATTTAAATTAGCAATAACTTTAATTTTCTCAAGTGGGGTCGAAGTAAACATCCCAAACATCTGGCGACCCATTCCTCGAATATTTGGATTTTGATATCCAGGAAGATTATTGACGGTATTCCATTCTGGTGACTGAAATCCAGTGTTCTTCATCGCAGTAGACATTACTGATGGAACATCATTAGCAGTTCTTACAACTAATTCATCAGTGAGATCAGGTTCAACAAGACCAGGTTCATCAACACCAATATTTGGATTAATGCGGTTCATAAGATCGCGCATTTGATCAGTAGGTGATAGATTTTTTAATTTTGAACGAGTTGATGATGCAGAAGCAGTTGGCAGATCCATTGGATCATTTTGTGCTACAGATTTTGAATCAGGCGCTGCGAGAGGATTGCTATCTTTATTTTTGAAAATGTCAGATAATGAATCTTTATGTTTCGTTTTTGTAAATTTTTTCGGATCGTCCGCTTCATACAACATAATTATTATCCCAATTGTTGATATATTGTATTTATCACAATTAAATAATTATATAGACATTAAAAATCACATTCTATATCACTATTGATAAATGTGAGAATTAATCCTCTATTGTAACCACGACGTTATCTTTTACAACCAACGTAAATCCAACTTTCTTTATTTTACAATTTTTGGAAAATTCAATGCTTTTTATTCTTTGAGAAGATTCTTGAATTTTTTGTGCTAAGACCTTCTGTTCTAGTTTCAAATTTTCATTTTCTGCTTTTTCTTTTACAAGTTGAACTTGTAATCCCTTTAATTTGTGCGCATCCATTTACCTAACCCTATCAAAGTTGATTATTTAATTTCATTAGACGCATCAGCAATTAACTTTTCAGGATGCCTAAATCTTGAAAATCTTGGTAAGAATAAAGAATCGACCCCTGCGCGGTTTGAAGATTTACTACTAATTCTTTCATTATAAAGAACTTCTACTATAGTGCCAATTAATTGATTAATAGTTCTCGTAATTTCTAATCTTAGATCTTCGGAAAATCCACTAATATCTACTTGAACTTTTCTATCACTGGATGCACAGATTAATGATCCTACCTGGCTCTCAAATTGACCTTTGCCTGGATTATATCCAATAATTTCTAAATCACACATTCTTTCTGCTTTAAATTTTATAAGATATTTTGATCTCGTATCTTCCCATAGGTGTTTCCAATCTTTTAATATAATACCTTCTTCACCTCGCTGCAATAGCTCATTAAAATAATCGGCCGCCTGATCTAATGAAGTTACTTCTTTATGCTCGATAATCCAAGATTTATATGTTTCCCAGCTATTTTGACTCATAATAGATTTGAGTTTTTCAAATCTAACTTTGTAAATTTCTTTTGATTTTCTGGATTTAAATTCTAAGGCAGGAATTACATCCCATACCTGCACTCGAACTAATCTGGCCTCTTCCGGACTTATAGTTCCTTTTATGGCCTTATTTAAGATTCCGTTACCTATTTTTCGATCAGCGATATTACCTTCAGCATCGACTACTACCAATTCGCCATCAAAGACACAATCTTCTCCATAGTAATTTCGTAATTGTTCAAAATGATTGTCTAGATGACCATATAATTCAATTTCCCTCCCGGATCTTCCAAATACAGATACATTATCATTTTCGACTTGTATTATTGTTCTTAGACCGTCGGCCTTCAACTGAGCAATAGCAGGATAAGAAATATTCTTTATATTTTTTTCATCATATGGCCTTGCCAGTAAACAAGGATATGTAGGAATAAATTCTGGAATTATAGCATTAACGGTTGAATCGGCGGTGCCACATCGAAGATCTTTGCCAATGATTCTTTCTATTACTATAGCATCATTTGGATGAACTGAACATAATATATGTGTAAGATGGTTAATACCAGCGTGTCCAGTAAGTTCTCTCTTAGACAGTTTTTGTAATTCGTCTAATGCTTGATCAAGAGTATAAATTGTAGAAACATGGCTATACTCTGGAATTTTTCTTATATAATACTGAACATAAGGATTTAATGCCGCATTTAACACCCTTTTAAACAGTTCATTATCTTTATGTTGGCGAATGACGCTTAATTTGTGAGTTCTTTTAGAATCACTACCAATTTCAGATAATATATTTAATATATCAAGCATATTATGTCTTTCAGTAAGAATTATTGAAATTTGTCAAACCATTCTTCAAAAGTAAGAATGTCTGGAAGGTTAAATCCATGATGATCATAAAAATCCGATGCATATAATTTTAAATTTCCTAGTGAGAATTCATTATGGATATTACTTTGAAGATTCTTTACCATGCTTTCTAAATCAACTAAGGCAGCTTCTGGTGAAGAATAGAGTAAGGGGAGGGTGACGACACTCCAATAAGTGTCTGTACTAGTTACTTCATATGTTAAAATTAATTTCTGCATTACTTATTGTAATACAAATGCGCAATTAAGTCAATGGCTTAATCTGGAATCTCGATAATAACTTTTTTGTAATCATATTTAATTGCGTATTCGATAATTTCAGTTATATCATAATCAGAAGTTTTTGAAATCCAGCATAATGTGCTATATGGATTGATATTTTTATATCCCGAAAAATGCTTTCTTGATTGGTCGAGATATTCCTGAATGCTTAGATTTGAATCTTCAAAATATCCTATGCCTGCATTAATTATTTCTTTTGCTGTTATAATTTGAATATAATCTAAAATTTTTCCTTCCATGTCAGAAATATAATATTCTGATCCTAATGTATCCAAATTAGTAATTTTATACATCGCCTCATCTCCCAAGAAATAATAAATCTAAATGATGTTTTGCTTCTTCAATATTACCCTTATTGATAGCATCTTTTATTTTGATAACTAGTTTAATCAAATATACTTGATCTTGCGCGATTGAATCTAATGCGACTTTATTAAGGATTAATTCTTTGTTTTCATTATCATCAATTTGCTGATATGAATTACAATCTTCAATTTCATCAAATTTATCACTAATTAAATCGTGATAACTAAGATTGCCGTCCTAGTTTTATAAATGTTTCGTATCCTTGACTAATCATAAATTATTTAATCGGGCATTCACAATATCCCAATTAACAGTTTTCCAAACTTGTGATAAATATCTCTTTTTATTGGCGCCAAAATCTAAAAAATATGAATGCTCAAACATATCAACCAATACTGCTATATTAGGGACGATCTTGTGATTATGAATTATCTTTATTTCACCTTTGGTGTCAAGATATATCCAGCCAGAACCTTCCAATTTTAATGCGATTTCGATAAATTTATCTTGAAATTTATCATATGTTCCAAATTTATTTATGATTAATTCTTTTATCGGGCCTGTTGGAATATTTGATGACTTTGGTGGTTGAATTTGTTCAAATAAGAGAGTATGTAAAAAGGCTCCGCCATATTGGAAATCATCGGCGTCGCCGGATAGTGCCTTATCTACATAGTTTTTATACAAGATTCCATAATGGATATCAATGCTCTTTTCACTAAATACTGGCGAAAATTGATCTCTTTTTGCAGGCAGTGGAATTTGATAATATTCCTGTTCTGCTTCGACAATTTTTATAAGTTTTGAAAAAGATAGATCTGCCATATTAATTCCATTTTAAAAATTACGCACATTAAGACTTGCCAAATCGATTATGATCTACCATCAGTTTATATTCTCTCCACCAGACCTGATTTTGCTGTATATATGGTTCGGCTTCTGGCCATCGACTTTTGATTATATTTTTGGCATAGTAATATGCATACTCAGGATCTTTCATTATGTATGGTTCGGCTTCAGGCCATCGCGCTCTGATTACATATATGGTATAGTAATATGCATACTCAGGATCTTTCATTATGTATGGTTCGGCTTCTGGCCATCGACTTTTGATTACATCTCTGGCATAGTAATATGCTTTCTCTGGTTTACTAACTATGTTCTTTTCATAATCTTTAAACAACTTCGATGTAACTGGATTTTCTAAACGGAAATAATCCAATTGTTCCTCTGACATTGGACTATCAGTTGCATCCATAAATTGCATAGTGCCGAAGTGAAACTGATATTTGTCTCCATTTGGCATTATATAGATGTATAGCGGGCTGGCGGGTGTATAATAACTATGGAACGCATTGTCTTTCTTCGCCGCAGTACACCATTTAGTGCCACGCCCGAAATAACAAGAAGCTGCTTCGGTTTTCGGCACAACAATCATTCCATCTGGGCCTTTGTATAAGACATTGGCTTGAGAATACATTTCATCACGAAGTTTCTTTTCTTCTGCATTACCAGTCGTAACTTCTTGTTTCTGGAATGGCTTCAACGCGGCATAGAGATCAGTGAGCTTTTTATATTGATTTATATCTTTGTTAGGTAACTGAGATTTAACTCGTTCGAATTCCTGTAGTTCATCATTGATTCTTGATACATCTTCCAGTTTAAATTGACCACTAAGATAGATATTAACTATCCATTGTAGGTATTTCTGATTAGGAGTGGGGTCTGCCTCTGATAACACATTTAATATTTCAGTAGGCTGGACACCATATGCTTCATCTGGGCCGTAATCATCTTTGAGTCGTTGAATTAAGCTGTCGCCTTGTTTTTTGGCGATGAATGGAATTTTATCTTCGAAAAGATTTGATTGAAATAGTTCGTATAGGCGCATTTGTATATTTATCTATTTAAAAATAAATTCAAATGCAATTCTTAAAAATTAAATAATTCTCTTTTTAAAAATTCAATTTTATTACGTTTAGATATTTTTCTTGATGCTAAATTCTTAATTTTATCATCAAACGATAAAGTCTCCTCAACATACAATTTATCATTAGACAACTCATTAATTACAAAATTTGAATTGTTATCACAATTAAGATTCGTAATATTAAAGTTAGATATTGTTGATTCATCGACATCAGTGATTGGGGTTACTGTTACAGTCGAATTATTTTGAATTACAATTCTAAAATCAATAGAAATATCATGTGTGATATTTGCATCGCCAAACAGGTGAATTATAGAATGAAATTCACCATTGTCTGAATGTATCTTACCCTTCAAATTAATTTTTGAATTTTTCGAACATACTATCTTGCATTCATCCAACACTTTCGACGAGCCTTGGCCGAATAACACGTGGTCAAATTTACTACTATCCATGGCAATAATAGTTCTAAGACAATATGATTGTGCCGATAAATGATTTTTATAATAAGTCCTTAAGTTAACACTTGAATTATCATTCAAAATATAATTGACTACATTATTCAATGCGCAACGGCTTTCATATTCTTCTACAATATTTAAACTGATGCCTTTATCTGCAACAAATAACAAGATTGAATTATAAAATGCCTCATATTCAGAGCGATATTTTATAGTAATAGTTTCTTTTATTGATACCCCAATCTGGAACAATGTGTAATTTTGGCATGCAATATAGGATATTGTAGAAAATGTTTCTTTTTTGTATAATTTTCTGGAATTTTCATGAATTCCTTGCTCTATAGAATTCAAGATTACAATTGATGGATGGTTATATAGATCTGGACTAACAGATATTTCATTACCATTTACTATAATTTGATAACCAGATAATGATTGGTCAACAATCATTTGAACCTTATTATCCTGAACGTGAAATTTTTGATCCAGTAACTCATTAAGCGATGCGTATTTATATTTTTGAGAAGTTAACATTGCATTCTTAATATCAGTATAAGAATTACCAAAAAATTCCTTAACACTCTTCATATTGCTCATTCATATCCTTTTAATTTAAGAATTACTTTTTCTTCTGACATTCTCATCGCAGTCTTTAAAACTCTATATTTCACTATTGGATATAGTAAAATTTTATCCAATGTAGTTATTTTATTATACCAATATCCATCGCTATTTTTAAATCTCAAGAAAAATCTGCCATTACAGTGCCACATGATTAATTCCGAATTACGTGGATGGCGAGATACAATAGACCACCGGCCAGGATAATCATGAAAATCATCAGAATTTCTTGATTCAATCCACAAGTTCCAGTCATTTTTTCTCCAATTAATAGAATCATCCATTAATTTATCCATCATCACTTTACCTGTAGTCGACAGCCACCTTTTTCTAAAGGAATGCGACAACAGTATCATTAGGATTCCTGATATGTAATTTTCAATGGAAATCCATTAGCGCGAGCAAACATAGTAGCTGCTTCGGTTTTCTCTTCGGCGATTTCTTTTGTATAGATTCCTGCCACACCAAATCCATTGACATGAATCTGCTTTGTTAAATCAAGAGATTCTTCGAGTGATTTGTAGAATATAGATTGCAATACTTCGATCACAAATTGGAATGTAGTAACATTATCATTGTGAAGTATAACCTGATATTTCTTCGGTTCTTCAACTTTGATTGCTTCTTCGGTCTTATCCAGTACGTCTGCATGTGCCATAATTGATCCTTTGGTTATGTAAAAATACTAATACTATAATATTATATTATACAACAACCAAAGGATATGGTCAACTACCGGATTTATTTAATCGGAATTCTTTTTGGAAGTAGCTGATCTGGTAAATTTTTGACAAATTTAACAGTAAGCATTCCGTCCTCTAATGTTGCTTCCGAAATTTCATAATATTCAGCAATATAGAATCTCTTTATGAATTGTCGAGACGCGATTCCTTGATGCTTATAATTAGGCTCTGCTGTGATCTTTGTTTTTTCACCCTGAATAGTAATTTCGCCTTGGTGCGACGTTATATTCACTTCTTCTTTTTTAAAGCCGGCCACTGCTAATTCTAATATTATCGAATCATCTGTCTGAAAAATATTATGTGGTGGATAACCAGTTGATGATGGGGTTTGTAAGTTTTTAAAAACTTCATTAAACCCAATTGATAGACTATTAAAGCGGTCAAACATACGCTCAATTTCATTTTTCATGATATTACTCCTTTTTATAAGCAAGTTAAAATTCGCAGTATATTTAAGTAGCGACCATCTGCGAATGGTCTCCCGAAATCATATCCTCAAAAGAATATGCATCTACTTTATTTAAACAATTAGAACCCCATATTGGGCGTTCTAATTTTATTTATCATCGAAATCAATAATTCGACGATTTAATACGGTTGATCTCGATGCCATTCGCCGGCATCAATCATTGATTCTACTTTCTTTTCCCAACGCTTACGAGCCATTTTCCTCTTTCTTTGTTTTTCAACACTTTTTGGTTCATAAAACATCTTATCCTTTAAGTCTTTTAATAGACCAGAATCCTGTGTCATTTTTGTAAACTGTCGCATTGCAGAATTAAAATTCTCCTTGACTTCTACACATAATCCATTAACTTTAAAATCTTTTCTTTTGTTCATTATAGCCATTTAGTCCTTTTATTAATTATTTTCATTGTTTACAAGCTTCTTCTTTTCAGTCTTGTAAACATATCTAGCCAGCCCTTGTCCATCAATTGCTACTTTAGTCACACCTTCTTTTGCTAATCTTGGTAATAGAAATTGAGTTTGTTGTAATACTTTTTCAATAATACCTCTCAATCCACGAGCACCAATTTTTTGTTTTATACATTCACTGGCAATCGAATTGAGATATTTATCATCGAATTCTAAATCTACATTTTCAATTTTAAATAATGCCTTAAATTGACTTACTATACTATTCTTCGGTTCTTTTAATATTCTCACCAATGATTCAGTATCTAAATCATCAAATACAACCACGATTGGACACCTGCCAACAAATTCAGGTATTAATCCATATTTGATCAAATCTTCAGATGTCACTGTTTTAATTATGTCATCATCTTTGACTAGATTTTTAATCGTAGCACCAATACCAATAGTCGATACATCTCTTGATTTTTTAATAATATCACTTAATCCGACAAATGCGCCGCTACAAATGAATAATATATTTTTAGTATCAAAATCAGCAGTTTCCATACGATCAAAGACATTTGTTACTTTAATTATGGTTCCTTCGATTATCTTTAATAGTGCTTGTTGAACACCTTCACCACTGACATCTCGAGTAACTGTGCTACTTTCACTTTTTCTGGATTTTTTATCAATTTCATCTAGGAAAATTATACCTCGCTGAGCTTTTTCTAAGTTGCCACCTGCATTCTGAATAAGCAAGTCAATCAAATTTTCAGCATCCTGACCGACATATCCAGCTTCTGTTAATGTTGTTGCATCGGCAATAACATATGGTAAATCAAATAATTTAGCAATGGTTTTTACCAATAGAGTCTTACCACAGCCAGATGAGCCTATCATCAATACATTTGATTTATCAATTTCTGTATCTTGCTGGTTATTATTGATTCTCTTGAAATGATTATACATTGCTACAGAAATAGAAATTTTAGCTGCATCTTGTCCGACAATATACTTATCGAGATATTCTTTAATTTCTTCCGGACTAAGAATTTTGTCTTTAATTTCAACTAATGGTGAATCTTTATTATCGTGTAAAATCTGATGTAGATAATCTACGCAAGTGTCACAGATATATAAATTATTATTATTATAAATAGGTCCTTCAATCATTTGGTTTACTTGTTTTCTACCTGAACTACAAAAGGAACAGGTAATATTTTTTTCAATTTCAGACATTATAAAATTCCTTATTTTCCAAATAATTCACCTTTTAATTTTAAGAATACGACTTCTTCTGACAATACTTCATAAATATTTATATCTGACCCAATCAGTAATGCAGTCTTTCCTTCGGGTAATATTTTCGATAAAAATTTCTTTGTTTCATTTACATATGCTTCAGACATTGCATCAGTTCTTCTTGGTAACTGAAAAACCAAAACCGCACTAGGATTTAATTCCACTTCCGATAACATCCCGGCATAACCGCTTACTGGATTCACAATTTGTATTGAGTTCATTTTATCCTTCATACCAGGCTGAATTCGACGGTGTTTCGGCAACTTTTATTACTCTACAATGAACATTTGAATATCCATTTTCAGGTAGCCATATTTCATTTACATAATCATATAACCATTTACTGAGTCCTTCACATCCCGTTCTCTCAACAACAACCATATTACACAATTTCTTATTATGTAACATTTCAAATGTTTCAAATTCAGGATCATCTTCAGCGACTAACATAGTATGATCAAACCATTCATCTAATTTATCTTTTAATGTTTTTAGTGATCCAAAATCAACCACCCAATTTCTAACATCGACAGTCTCTGATTCAAATTCAAAATAAAATGATAAAGAATAACCATGAATTAATCTGCAATGACTTTCGGCTCTCCATTGTCTATATGCTACGGCATATCCTTTTTCGTGGCCATATGTTTTAGTGCTAACATATTTTCCCATATAATTCCTTATAAAGTATATAATTTAATACTAGTTGGTTGTCTATATGGCAAATTAAATCCCGAACTCGACGGGTCTTTTACTGTATCAATTTCTATAGAAATCTTTGTGACTTGCTTGCCTTTATATTTAATGTTTCCATCGAGCACCTGAAGCTTCTTTAAGATTTCAATATATTCTTCGGACCCGACTTCCAGATTACATGATATACCAGCCAACATCTGTATCTCGTCAACGGATATCTCATCTCTGCCTAAACGGAATGCGAGTGGATCAAGCATACATTCAATTTCATCGCTTGTCATTGTCTCATAACCTTGCTCAGTTAATAGCCTATTCACACATTTAATCTTTCTATATTGAAGAGATTCATATGCTACTGTTGGATCACTATCCAGGCTCTGGTGGTTGGTAAACCCAACAACTTCCCCGTCCCCGTCATACAAATATACCCTTTCGTCATCCTCTTCTCTAAAACTAACCTTTAGTATAGGTTTAAAGGTATCATCATATGTCATTCCAAAATTTATCTTTCTCATTTTATAATTCTCCTTTTATTTTTGATGAAATATATTCATCGTGTTGTATCCACTTAAATGTTCCTAATTTCCAATGATCATGTGTTAAAAATCCCCAGTCTTGTTTCTGAGGACCTGGCATAAATAATGTCCAGCAATCAACAGTTGGCTCTATTTCAATTCTATGATAACTATTGGCCTTACAAATTCTAAAATGACCAGGCCCCCTCCATAATTTCTTTTCACCAATTATAGTCCTATCTTTATCAAAAACAGGAACCCATTCCCAATATCCGCCCTTTAATATAAAGGTAAAATAACCGCCAAGGATGATTATGAATAAAATCTGGATCGGATCGTAGAAATTGATGTAAAAATATGTTAAATGGAAATTTATTTCTATTTTTCAGAAAGAGATAATATCTCACTAAATATGGCTCATTACTTTCTCGATCTAAAATAATTCTTTTTCGATCCAATTTAGTGAGAATGGTTAAGAAGAGATTAGACATAGTAGATATTCATGAAATTAATTTGATTATAATACACCTTGATTTTTCCAATATTCAGATAGTGACTTTGTTATATGTTGCACATCTAAATTCTGACTTTTGCAATAATCATAAAAATTAGTTATAGCATCAAAATGATCATCATCTACTACAGGCTCGTCTTTATCCACCATAAATTTAGTGTTATAACAAGTATATACAAATGTCGAGCCGTTCCTTCATAGCCTTGGTCACCGTTTTCATCTAATTTAAAACAAGATTTCTGTTGTTTTTCAAAAATGTCTATATTCTGCATTGGATTTCTAACACCCCATTTTTTTAAACACGTTTTTTCTTTTTTTGTATTAGTTGCTACTTTCCAATTATCATCTTTATATAATTTTGATTTTGTATCTGATATAGCATCACAATATTCTTTAGCAGAACTTCGACATTTCATAGAACATCTTTTTGCGCCGGTAAACGTATTCGGAACAAGTTTTCCGCAATGACAAAATACCGGCCCTTTATCATTTAATATTAAATGTGTAATTTCCGCAAATCCACATTCTTCCGGAAATATCTTTTCAATTTCTACATTATGTGATTTACATAGAGTTAAAAATTGAGTGTATCCGCGTGTAATACTACCACGGCGCCTTTTTTGAATCTGATGGCCTGAGAGATTCTCTCTAATATATTCTTTAATTATTTCTGGATACATATTATTTCTTAGTATTAAGACTTAGGAATTCGTATCTAACTGTCGGGTCAGTTTTGAAGACTCCGCCTAATTTAGTTGTTTGTGTCCATGAATTTGGTGACTCAATACCTCTAGCAATCATACAAAAATGCTTTGCATTAATCGAGACTGCAATATTCTCTGTATCTAACAGATAGCTCAGTGCGTGATAAATCTGTGATGTTAATCTTTCCTGAACTTGTGGGCGTCTTGAAAAATATTCAACTACGCGACCGCAATTTACTAAGCCCGACCACCTTCTGATTAGGTAAATAGGCAACTAATGCCTCCCCATGAATATTTTGACCGATGATGCTCGCAGGTGGAAGAAACTGGTATTTCACCTACAGTTACCATTTCATCCACTTGCATTTTATTCTTAATAGTAGTATTCTTTGGAAAATTCTCAGGTAATAATCCCCAATTTGTCTCTAACACCATCATTTTAGCAATTCTCTTTGGTGTTTCCATTAAACTATCGTCAGTTAAGTCCATACCAATAATTTTATAAATTTCTGCCATATGATTTTCAATTTGTAATATCTTGTCTTTATTATCAACATAGAGTAAATCAGTTGTAGGAGTTTCAAGACCTAATGATAATAGATGCTGATGAATTTTTTCGCCTAGGTTTCCATCTGTTTTTGTTTTATTATACGACATACTTGTTTCCTTTAGTAAAAGAACCAAGATAAAAAATTATCTATAATGCCGATACCTTCCTAACTTGGTATTGTTGTGGTAATTTCCATAGAACCTATCGTGTTCTATATTGTATTTATACTTCAAATTATAGCATAATTTAACAACTATTGCAATCAATATCTACATAAACCACCAATATTTGCTCTGAGATTACATGCCTCAGTCATACTGCAATTGGTGCCTTTATTGATGGATGTGATTCGTAATTTTTCAATTCAAAATCTGTATATTTAAATTTGAAAATATCTTTAATTTCCGGATTAAGAATTATTTGTGATAATGGCAGAGTATTCCTAGATAATTGGAGATTCACTTGATCAAAGTGATTGTTATAAATATGACAATCACCACCAGACCAAATAAACTCACCAGGTTCTAAGTTGCATACTTGTGACATCATTAATAACAATAATGAAAAAGACGCAATATTAAATGGCACACCTAAGAACAAGTCAGCAGATCTTTGATATAGTTGGCATGACAATTTACCATTGGCAACATAGAATTGAAAAAATGAATGACACGGTGGAAGTGCCATTTTTTCAATATCGGCAGCATTCCAGGCAGAAACTATGAGACGTCTCGAATCAGGATTGGTCTTGATCTGATTTATTACTTGAGAAATTTGGTCAATGTGTGTTCCATCGGCACATTGCCATTCTCTCCATTGTTTGCCGGTAAACTGGACCTAATTCGCCGTGCTCATCAGCCCATTCATCCCATATCGTGACACCATTGTCTTTAAGATACTTGACATTCGTAGAGCCAGACAAAAACCAAATTAATTCATGGATGATTGATTTTAGATGTAGTTTTTTCGTTGTTACTAATGGAAATCCATCTTTAAGATTAAACCTCATTTGATAACCGAAATACAGATTTTGTTCCAGTTCCAGTTCTATCAGATTTATCTATTCCATTTTCCATTACGTGTGTTAATAAATTTAGATATTGTTTCATACTATTCCTTAAATATTGTTATGATTATAGCAAAATAATTAATGATTGTCAATAGCCAATTGTGTATTCGTCTTTTAATTTCAATACCAGATAATCATCTTTGCTGTAGTATTCATACTTACAATAAATATTATCGACTGCAAGAGGAAGATTTATTATCGGTGCAGAGAATACCACTCGGCTGTAATACATCCTTAACCAAAGCCAGCGTCCAGATGTTAATTTTTGTGGCCACCAGGCAAATTTCTTTTTAACATCATAATGATACATCATATATCACCTGATAAAACTAAAATTAAGTAATCCTCTTTAGAAATACTATCTACAAATTCTTTTCTTAGATATTCAGAAGTAAATTTTGGATAAAATCTATATTTTTTATAATAAGATTTCCAAAGAATTGTATTGCCATTCGACAATTTAACCGGAAATATAGCAAATTTTTTAAAATACACATCTTCATGCCTTACGAAGTTACTTTCTCTCCAATTATTTATTTTAGCCATTTTATTTTGTAAATTCCAATGATTTCTTCAAATGCGAAGTTAATTTTACCTTGCCATTTAAGACCATAATCATCATTTCTTCTCTTAACCATTCTTTAAGATCATCTGGTAATTCCCAATCTTTATAAAATTTATTATTTCTTGGATTTAATTTGAGTTCCCTAATTAAATTAACCCAGGATTTAACATCCATTTTTGATTTCTTAATGAAGTTAATTTTAACCAATAATAATAATTGTGGATAATTACGAAATATATCTCTTAAATCAGTTGGAGAGTGTATTGTATCTATATTGTCGTAAAACACTGTAGAATATTTTGAATAATCCGTTCCTAACAATTTAGACCAAAACTTATAATTCGTAGAGGTGAACGTAGATATATTCTTATCAATATAAGATAAATTTTTTCGATTAACTATATCATCAATACTATAAGAATATATTCGTTCATTATATCCTTTATTACTAAGAAACTCTGGGTATTTATAAAACAACCCACTCCTGAGTGTGGGTGATAATATACTGTAGACAGAATCATAAAAATATTTCTCTAAATGACCCATGTATAATAAAAATATTCCACTAGGTCTTAAATTTTTTAACTCGTCCTCTGTTATACTAACAGACTTATAAATTCTTTTAGGATAGCTTACATTATCTAAAATTGTAATTTTTTCATATAATGATAAACCACCAAGATCTATATATTTACTGAAAAATGACTTGTCATAATTAAGTAATCCAGCTTTTTCGGATGCCGATAATGTATTTAATCTCTTGATTGCAGAAGGTGTATTCATAATAAAAGTCTTAAATTCACCATAATTGACAATTTTTGCTACAGTCTGCAATACAAAAATTTTTTCTGATTTATTCATAGTCAAAATTTAATGTTGTCGATGGTGGATTACTGCTATATTCCCCACCGTATGTTAATAGGAATAAAATTGCGTCGTCTTTATTTTCAAATTCATAATATGGTCTAACAAAATGAACTAATCCGGGTTCCCATTGTCCTGGATGAAATTTTACCTTGCCGACACAATATTCACAACACCATTCTATATCATAATATATGTAAATAATCATATATTATGGCTTTCGTTTGATACTATCACATTTTCAAAATCAATTAACTTGGCCATTTTATTGAAATATTCAATATTATCTATATTTGATAGATACCATTCTAAATATAGGAGCTTTATATCATACAATTGTGATTGTGAAGGTTTTTCTTTTAAATATTTCCAATCTAATCCTAGATTTCGAATTTGCCACGCCCAACTATCAATAGTATCGTCAGTTGGATATTCTGATTGTGGAATCGCCTCTTTAATTGCGCTAAGTAATGTGGATAAATCCTGTTCTAAATTCTTTATTTTCGATGATTTCATTTAAATTGTATAAATTTTTCAAATTTAATACCTGTATCTAGTTGTTTTAAAATAGCGCCACTTAAGATACCACCTTTTCCACAGCTAGTATCCATAAACATTGCGCATCCACCATTGAGATTCCTAACAACCATCGGGTATAATAATGAAACGTCAAAAATTGCCTTCCTATCGTGGCCAACAATCACTGTTTTTCCATTTGGTATTTCATCTACCCATTGATAAATTCTTTCAGGCATACCGGTATGATCATATTTTCCAGTTACTTCGCCATATAATGCTCTTGATCGGGCGTCATTATCCAATTTATCAGGATAATTCCACAATTTATAATGTGATGCACCGTGAACAAAAATATAATTATCAATATAATGATAGAAATCAGAATATTCATTAGTAATTAAATTTTTATATAATTCATAAAATTTTTCTAATCTAAATTCTCCAACATCCCTTAATGTCTGATGTCCATCTTTTGAGAATTTAACTTTGTTTCCAATGGCATTCCTATAATGTTTGTTATCGTGATTACCTATAATGAATCCAGCTTTCTTATTTTTCACAAGAGAATACATTAACTCTACGGTTTCAAATGGATGAGTTCCACGATCCACTAAATCTCCAAGTGATATTAAAAATAAATTTTCATTATTGGCATATTCACTGGCACGAACTAGTGATTCATAATCACTATGAATATCGCCAATAATTAATATACCGGAAAATTCTAGTATGATATTACTCAAATTCATTTTATGACCAAAGGCAATCACGAATATTAACTAAGCGTATCAACATATCAGTATCTTCCTGTGCCCATTGTTCAGTTTGTTGATCCTCAAGTATCATATTGTTTTTATAATTTACATAATCTTCGGCTGTTTTATCAAAGTCATCATCTAAACATCCCATTGGAAATCCTTGGTCACTGTAACTACAATAATCAATTTGCTTTCTATTTGGCCTGTCTATCCACCAACGATATAATATCAGTATTTCTCTAGCTTTCTTAGCTTGTTCTGAGTCTCTTTGATTTACAGGCAATGTTGGATCGTCTAAAGTAGATTCCCATTCTAAGTGCTTTATGCCATAATCTGGATTTCTATAAAATAAATGCGAATATAATGGCAATTTTAATTTCCAGTCTTTCTTCACTTCGTCGTAATGTGAGTGATAATAATAGTAATGAAGAGATTGCTCAATTTCAACAAAGTCTTTCAACAAATTAAAAGATGAATGTAATAATTGAGTGCTGATATCCTGATAATCAGGTTTAAGGCCAGTGTTAATTATATGATATCGATCATATGTTCGAACTCTAATCCAGTTAGATAAATCATTAATTTTAAATTTTATAGGTCGGATATATTTCTTATGTATATCTTTATATATATAATGTCGGATTGGTGCTACTTTTTTGTATTCTTCGTCAAAAAGTCTCCAGCCAGTGGATGTCAAAGACCCAGGTGGATTATAATGCATCCACCTGATTATTCTTTTTAAATATAATCTTATCATTTTAATTTACTGAGTTTTTGATACAAATTTATTTAATTTCTCTGCTTCTGCTATAATTTCTTCTGTAGTAGGACTATTTTTCATAAAATTTTCTAATTTACACGATCCTGACAGTGATTCTGTTATTACTGTTTTAGCTTTTTCTTTTTGTAACAGAATATCATAGGCTAATTTTAGCAAATCAAGACGAATTTCATAAGGGGATTTGGATGCAGTTGACATTTTTCTTCCTTTTGATATGTATGTAAGTAACGTAATTGCGGCCTACATACATATTATATAGGAATTTTTATTATATGTCAATAATACCTTTTTAAACCATTGTCGTAATTGCCTCTATACATAGTACATACTTTAAATGGTGCGTTTGGTGCTCGATTGCCTGCAGAATTGAAACTTAAATGATACCATACATTAGAACCTTTTGGACTATGTTCAAAAATAAACTGATCATATGGTAAATTATCTTTTATCCACGGGGCATTGTTCCAATAAGTGTCATAATTCCAACCATTAAATTGAATATCAGCTGCTTGGCCTTTTACATGCTGGCTTAATCCATTTTTTACTGAATTTTCATTTCTAATACCAGAATTAATTCTGAATGGGCCGAATTGCGCAAATAATGGTTCAAGCACTTGAACTGCCAATGCCTGTAAATTAGCAAATCTAGCTTGGATAGTATATGTCGAATCAAAATTAGTCAATTCGTGGGGGAACATACATCCACGATTGGCATTCTGTGGACTATTAGTTCCATGGCCTATAGTGAAATATCTAAGAATGAAATTTGGACTTAATTGGACATCATAATTTGTGCCATCCCAAATAATTGCGGTTGTAGTTGGTGTATTTTTGCCTGGTGGTGGCACTAAATTTGTCGAAGTCGGTGCCTGTGTTATAGGGCCTGGTAGTGTAGTCTGCGTCGGTGCCGGAATTTGAATTCCTGTAGTATTAGCAGTGTTATTACCATTAACAATGTTTTCTTCTCTTTCGTCAGCAGTAGGATCTGATTGATCATCACCTACTAAATCAACTACTTGTTGAGCATTGGCGGCGGTGCTTGTCGATAATTGAACGCCGCCGCACTGTTATAATTGCTGCCGAACATCCCATATTACCCGCCCGCCGAAACATTTGGGCTACCAGTTGCCACAGTTGCTAATAAACTATTAGCATCACCAATTCTAACTACTGGTTTACCACCGGCAAATACAGTAGAACTACCCTCGACCATAGTTCCTAAATCGGTGCAGCTATCACCTAATACAGAAATAATATTTCCATTAATAGTTACTGTAGGAATCCCAGGGCCGGGTTATTGTTGAACTATCACTCATTACACTCCCGATATACGCAATATTTGGCATCAGATAATCAATCCCTGTTTTTGTGGCACAATTATAGAACTAAGAGATCCTTCATATGCTTTCAGAAATCCAGGTTCAGGTTCTTGATAGGCTACTATGTTCTGAATGTGGCAAGTCAATGGTTTTTCAAAATTACCCATCATTAAATAAGGAATTAATGTTGGTCCATTCTGTGTTTGAATTAACATACACGCATTCTTTAATACCAATTCTGTATCGTTTACTGATGCAATTTTAGCAATAATTTCTTCAGACGAAGATAACTTGAAAATTAAAATTTCGTCTTTCTTTAACTTTATATGTTCTAATAACATTAGATGGGTCCTTTTTCTTTGTTTAGAATTTCTTTCTTCATCTCGTCTACCAATATCTTCGATTTTTGTTCGATTTCGATCTGGCGCAACAGTGGAAGTTTAGCAATTATATCATCAAGTGTTCTTCTTACCTTAGGTGAATTTATCATTTTAATATATTCTCATATTTAAAATATTCTGCATTCCTAATCCGAGTTGAGAACTCATATATATACTCCCATGGTTATATAGAAGTGTATATTGTAGCAGATTACAATGCTGATGTCAAATTATCAACCGCATTTACTACTGCCACAATTGGCACACACTTTACACCCTTCCTGATATACTACATTTTCCGAAGAGCATTCAGCACAAACTTCATTCTGCACTCTTTCGCCATCTTTAATTAATGATGCTAAATATTTACGAATATGAAATACAAAACTACCAGCCAAACAATCGACCTTGTCTAATGTAGCAACAATATTCTTAATCAGAATACCGTGTCTCAAACATA